GTATTGACGCCGGGATTGCCCTGCTGACCATTGCCTCCTTCCTGTCCTTCCTGCTCTCATGGAAAAAACTGCGCAAGAAGGAGCGGAATGCGTGATGAAAATGCAGAAGAATCAGCCGATTGGTTTCCCCTGCGGATCGATTGCCCTCCTTGTGGGCGTCGTCAATGCCGCGATTTACCTGATTTACAGCACCTCCGTGCATCATTTCTCACCGCTGGTTTTCGCGGCTTTGGTTGCTGCGGCTATCAGCTGCCTGCTGATCATGTTCACCCGCCTGAAGCTGGCCACTCTGATCTCTGCCGCCCTGTTCGCCACTGCATTCGGCTTGTATGTCAATGACCGTCTGATCATGTTCGAGGAGATGATCAACAAGATCTACGGCATGACAGAACAAGGCGCTATCCTCTGGGTCGTCCTGATGGCCTTTGGGCTGATGCTAGTCGGCTTTGCCGCCGTTACCTACGCGGCCTTCCGGGACGATCTGTCTACAGCGATAAAGAGCTGACCGATCGACCGTTCATATCGTATCACGGCACATCCTCCGTCTGTCTGGGGCGGAGGATGGATTCATACGGAAGGTAGTTTGGGACGATAAGGCTTAGTTTGGGACGCGATTCCTGAACTTAGGCCAAAGCTGTTTTTTTGCTGCGCCGGATGGATTATTATATAAACATCAGCAGCAAGAACGTTGCAGAAGTTGAAAGCGTATATGAAGGAGGAACAGTATCAATGAAGAAAAAGATGTCCAATCGCCGCTTCATGTCAATCTGGATCCCCATCGTCTCCGTCATGGTCGTTCTGGCCATCGGAGCGAACATCGCCGGGAGTGTTTTCGGAGGAATCCTGGATACGTCCCTCGGTCGCGGCGAGCGCCATGTCCTCCACCTGGAGAATGTGGCCAACTGGGATACGGAGTACTATCCTCAGCAGTACACCACACTCGCCCAAGCGCGGGAGGCCGCTGAACGCAAGATGTATGAGGTTGTGAGCGAAGGCATGGTGCTGCTCAAAAATGACGGCGTCCTCCCTCTGGAAAAGGGAAGCCTCGTCACGCCCTTTGGCCGTGGCTATGCGCATCCCATTTACAACGGCAATGCGATCGGCGGCTCCATCAAGTATACCTCCCCGGAGGATGGCATCACCCCCCGGCAGGCACTGGAGCGTCAGTTTACGCTGATCAGCGCTGCTGCGGATAAGCAGCCTGCACAGCTGGGCCGAGAAAAGGGCATGTGGACGCAGAACAATGGCAGCTGGTTCCAGCCCATCACTTACAGCGGCTATCCGGATGTCCCGGTCGCGCTGGAAGGCACTACCCGCCACGACGTGGATGCCTTCGGCGGTGACAATTACATCCTGGAACTGGATGTCTCCGCCTACGATGACATTGGAGCGGAGGAGCTGGACAGGATGAGCGGATCAACCGGCATCCTCTTCATCTCCAGAAGCGGCAATGAGAATGCCGACAAGAAGAGCGACGGCTACACAGACGGTACCCCGCATTACCTGGCGCTCTCAAAGAACGAGCGGGACATGATCGCCTGGGCGAAAGCGCACTGCCAGAGCGTGGTGCTGGTCGTCAACTCTTCCAACCCGGTGGAGCTGATGCCCGTCATGCAGGGAGAGCTGGAGGTGAACGCCATCGTTTGGGCCGGACATCCCGGCGATGTGGGCTTTGATCCGCTGGCGGACATTCTCTGCGGCGAGGTTAACCCCTCCGGCCGCCTTGTGGATCTGTTCGCTACCAACTTCCTGAAGACCCCCTCCTTCGCCAACTGGGGCAACTTCCACTACACCAACAGCGAGAGCGGTGCGGGTAACGAACCCTATGTGGAATACGCAGAAGGCATGTACAACGGCTACCGCTACTATGAAACGGCCTACGATTTGAAGGCAGCAGGCTTTAGCTACGGCGAACTGAACAGCCAGGGCGCGGCCACGGCCGTGGGCGAAGTAGCCTACCCCTTTGGCTACGGCCTGAGCTATACCACTTTTGATCAGAAGATCCTCTCTGTTCAGGGCAAGGAAGAACTAGAAGTGACTGTCTCGGTGACCAATACAGGTGACCGGGCAGGCAAGGAAGTGGTACAGCTTTATCTGAATCCTCCCTACACGGATCTGGATCGGGAGATGAAGATCGAAAAGCCCACCGCTACGCTGATCGCCTTTGCCAAGACCGGTCTCCTGAAGCCCGGCGAGAGCACCCAGCTGGTGCTGCGCTTTGGGCGGGATGAGATGGCATCCTACTGCTACACCCGCGACAATGGCGACGGAACGACGGGCTGCTACATACTGGAGGAAGGTCAGTACGTCCTGTCCCTGCGCCGGAACAGCCATGAAGTAATCGAAACCACCAACTGGCACAACAGCCAAACCATCTGGTATGATCAGAGCAACCCGCGCCCCTCGGAGATCAAAATGCAGGCTGCAATGGATGACGATGGTACGCTGCTTGACGTGCCTGAGCGGGCAGAAGCTGACACCGAGGCAGGCTTCATCGCTGCGACCAATCTCTTCCCCTATATGAATGAGTACATGAACGATGAGGTGGTTATGCTCACCCGTGCCAACTGGGAAGCAACCCTGCCCTTCGGTGAGAAGATCTCCGGCAAGTCGATCAACCAGAAGTATATTGATATGTTCGGACAGGAGAACGCCTTCAACGCCGCTTCGGACCCGAGGCTGGGCAATGTCCAGGGCAGCGATGTCTACGCGGCAGATCCTGTGCAGGAAAAGCAGAAGAACGATCTGACACTTATCAGTCTTCGAGGCAAGGACTTCTACGATGAAGCATGGGATCTGCTGCTGGATCAGCTGGATTATACCGCAGATCATGATGACATCCGTCAGATCCTGACCGGCACCAGCTATTCCACCAATGCCATCGCTTCTATCGGATTGCCACAGAGTCTGCACTGTGAAGGTGCCAACGGTGTCCGCCTGGACAATGGCGACGGCATTGGATCCGACCATAGCCGCGATACCTCTTCCTGGTGCATGGCGCCCGAAATGGCAGCGACATGGAATACCGAGCTGATGCGCGAGATGGGCGAAGCAATGGGACAGGAAGCGCTGCTGGGTGGCCGTCAGGGTCGAATGGCTCCGGCGATGAACCTGCACCGCAGTCCCTTCCAGGGCCGCGTGTTTGAATATTACAGCGAGGATCCCGTCCTTTCCGGCAAGGTCGCGGCGGCGGTTGTGACAGGTACGTCCTCCTCGGGCATGTTCGACTTCATCAAGCATTTTGGCCTGAATGACCAGGAGACGAACCGTGCCTCGTTCCTGCACACCTGGGCAACAGAGCAGGTGGTCCGAGAACTCTACAACAAGCCCTTTGAGATCTGCATCCGTGAGGCCCGCAAGACGATTCGCTATACGGCGGATGAAAACGGAACGGTGGCCACCAAGGTGATGCGTGGCTGCAGCGCGATGATGGGCGCACAGAACTGCTTCGGCCCTGTCGTGGCCTTTGCGAATGCCGATCTGATGACCAGTCTGGTGCGTGATGAGTGGAACTTCCATGGCTACATCATCACGGATATGTACAATGGCTCGAACGAATTCGTGGAGATGAGCATCCGTGCGGGTACCGACGGCTGGCTGGTCTGGAATACCCTCAACAACATGAACGACTTTGACAGCCCCACTGCGAAGGCTGTGATCCGGAACGCTCTCCACCATGTAGCCTTCACGATCGCCAACTCTGCCGTCCTCCAGCATACCGCGCCCGGTTCTGTCGTGTACTATGACGAGGCACCCTGGCGGATCGCTGTAAGGTGGACGACCATCGGCATTACGGTGCTGGCCGCGTTCATGATCGTCTGGACGCTGCTCCGGGCTGCTGACAGTAAAAAGCATCCTGATCAGTACAATCTCAGCAAGCGAAAGGCTGCCAAAGAGCGAAGTAAGTACTGAGCAACGGTTTCCTCTGGCGCTGATGACCAGCCCGTACTGTTTGCTGCTTGCTTCACCATTAAACAAACGGATCCTTAACACTGCAGCACCGGCCTGATACCTGTGATCAGACGGTGCTGCATCTTTTCCTTTGTTTTGCAGTCAGAGAGGAGCTTTCCCATGAAAGATCGGGTTTTCAATCCCTATCTCCTCCGGTGGGAGTACATCCCCGACGGTGAACCTCACGCCTTCGGCGATCGGGTCTATGTCTACAGCAGCCATGACCGCTTCAACGGTGCGCTGAAATACCTGTGATAACAAACGGCCAGCAGGCTATGTTCACCGCACCACTGACTGTTCCGGACGGCAGGCAAGCCCTGTACTTCCGTTTTTCCGGGCAGGGCGCGAGCGCCTTCTATGCGTTTGAACTGGTGGGATGAACCGACAACAGCGGTTCCGACAAATCATCTGTAAGGTTTTCTGAACCTCCGCTTGAAGCGGGGGTTTTCGTTTAAGGCAGTCCCGCACAAAGAAAGAACAGCAAAAAGGTCGGGAAAGGGAACAATTGTGGATTCGACGCTGATAGCC